CAGATCCGGTTACTGGCATTTTTAGAACGTTCGCATTTGACCGTATCCAAAGTGCAATCAAGACCAGTGGTGACGTTGTGATTCCATTTGGTCCAAGTTCTTATTACAGCATTCGTGATAACCTTATGCCTCAGTCACCAAGGTTCAATCGCAATGGTGAGCTAGTTCCTGAACGTCCCGGAATTAAATCTAAAAAATGATTGCTTTTTGGGAAATTAAAGGTTAAAAACTCCAAGTGACTTCGGAACCGGAACCAATTGATCCAAACGAAAAGCTAAAAGCGGAATATGTTGACGAACGGGAAGACAAGTCTGCTTGGTTTCTTGAGGTCAAAGAGCGTGCAAAGCATTCTCCTGGCAACTGCGTCGAACACTATGCCCCAAACAAGGCCGCAATGGCCCTGTGGCTGGCTGCACAAGGCGCGAGGATAACCGACATCCAGAAGAAGACCGGGCTTGGCAGGGAGACAATCAGGGGGCTACAATGGCGTCATAACGATACTCTGGAGACAAAGCGCAAGGAGTTCTCGATGAGATACGCTATTGCGGCTCAGGATTACACCGATTTGCTCTTTGAGCGGTCCCAACAACTGTTTGATAATCCAGAGGAGCTTGCCAAGATTAGCCCAGATAAACTCGCCGTTACGGTTGGTATCCTGACTGATAAAGCAGCGCAACTTACTGGCATGGCTACTACCGTGGTTGAGCACCGAAAGGGAGCGAGTCTGGATGATGCGGCGAAAATGATCTTTGATGCAAAAGCTCGTATTGCCAGCAAGATCAAGAGTGACGCCATTGATGTTGAAATCATTAATGAATAAGTAAGATGAACTTAAAAACGATAGACAAGAGAATTAAAGACCTTATGATTTTAACAGGTCAAGAGGAGGAGATAATGCTTTATCGGTGGACAGGTAATGACATCGAATGCAAATGGAAACTCCATATTGGAAATCCATCTCAATGCGTTTGTTTGGGTGAAGTTGATGGGATATTGGTATTTGAGGGCGATTCAATCAAGAACGTATTGGGCCAAGCTGAGGCGCATTTTCGGCAAAGCAAATAACTAATGACCAAAGAGGATGCAATTAAAGAAAACATTATCAAATGATGATTTGGCGTAAACACGCGATTCTTACTCCTCCAACTGATGAGGAAATGGTTGCTATGGCTCCAGATGAGCTTATCGACCTGCATTCTATTTACCATGAGGCTATCGAGAATGCCGAGAAAGATCCATATCACTATGGGTTCAGGCTCCCGCACTGGAGCAAAGCTGAAGAGCAGCTGAAAGAAGTTAATGAAATTCTTGCACTAGGTGGAAATCGCAGCGGAAAGACGCAGTGGGGAGCATTCTCAGTAGTCCGTGCTGCTATCGAAAACCCAAAGTCTGAAATCTTTTGTTTCGCGCAGACATCTGAGGTGAGCATCCGTCAGCAACAAAGTGCTGTTTGGGACTGGCTTCCCGAGAACCTGAAGACAAAGCAAACGAGCGCAAATACCTATATCTCTTACAAGAAGAAGACTGGATTTACCGACTCTTCATTGATTCTTCCAAATGGATCACAAATCATTTTCAAGACGTATTCTCAATATCAAAACAATCCAACCATTCTTGAAGGTGCGGAACTTGGATCTAGGAACCCAGTGTGGCATAACGTAGGAGTTTGGTTAGATGAATACCTTTTAGGACCAGAGTTAATCAATACGCTTCGGTTCCGTCTTGCGACGAGAAATGCAAAGATGCTCGTTACGTTCACCCCTATTGATGGCTGGACAGAGGTGATTAAGGAGTATCTTGACGGTGCAACAACGATTGAATCGCGAGCAGCGGAGTTGCTTAATGGCGAGCTTGTCCCATACGTTCAGAAGTCCAAGAAGCTAAATGCTTCAGTGCATTACTTCCACTCTCAAGACAATGCTTTTGGTGGATACGAGCGGATCAAGGAAACTCTCTCAGGGCGAACGAGGGAAGAAATCCTCATTCGTGCTTATGGAGTCCCGATGAAGTCCCATGCGACTCGATTTCCTAAATTCAATAAGGTTGTCAACGTCGTCCCTCCAGACAAGATCCCAACTAATAACATTACCCGTTATCATGTGATTGACCCGGCTGGCGCAAAGAACTGGTTTATGTGCTGGATTGCCGTTGATGAGACTGGAACATTCTGGGTTTACCGTGAATGGCCAGGAGTTGACGTTGGCGACTGGGCGGAATGGAAAGGTGGCAAGTGGGTTCCGGGGCCTGGATCTAAAGGTCAAGGCTTTGGAATTCGTGACTACATCGACACAATTCAAGAGATGGAGGGCGAGGAAGAGATATTTGAACGCCTTATCGACCCTCGACTCGGAGCCGCGAAATACCAAGTTCAAGATGGATCTTCCTCGATCATTGAGGATTTGAATGAATCTGGAATGGTTTGCATTCCTGCACCCGGACTTGATATTGACGATGGACTTCAAGCACTCATTGGCAAGATGTCTTGGGATAACAGCAAGCCGCTGGATTCAGTGAATCGCCCTAGATTCTACGTTAGCTCGGATTGCGAGAACATCATTCAAGCATTGTCTGAATACACTGGCGAAGGTGGACTCAAGGAGGCTTGGAAAGACCCTATTGATGTCTGTCGTTATGCCGCTATCGCCAATCTCGATCACGTTGACAATAGCCAGTCATTTGTTACAACTCACGGGTCCGGTGGATACTGATTATGAAAAAACAAGCAAAGAAAGCAACGAAACGGGGGCGTCCTGCAAAAAAGACGCTCATTATTGACGAATCTCCATGCAGTATCGACAGCCTAGTCAATCAACAAATTGAAGATGACTTTCTAGTGATGCGGATTTGCAACAACCCAAGCTGGGTGATTGTCCGCATGGATGGACTAGCTGTTCCGGTCAAGTGTCCTGTCCGAACTTCAAACAAACTAGTTGGCAAACGCATCAAAGTATGCCTAGTATCTGCCGACCCTGAAGATTATTACGAATACGCATTATGATTGAATCTCAAGAACTGGAGAATGAAGCTCTTATCTATGCAGATAAAGAGCCTGATATTGGCGCGTTGACTGATGCGTATGACACTTGTTTGATTGACTTGGACTACTATTTTGAATCTTGTTTGAGGTCTTATAATGATCGACGGAACATTTGGGACGGAAAATCCGATGATTTACGCAAGAATGGCGCAAATGCCTTTCCATGGCAGGGTGCATCTGATCAAGAGGTGAACGTCGTTGGTGAACGGATTGACATGTATGTGTCTCTGTTTGACCAAGCACTTCAGCGTAGTCACATCAAGGCGTTCCCAACGTCTATGGCTTCAATGCCGCGAGCTTCTATTGTGTCGTCGTTCCTTAAATGGATGCGCTCGACGTATATTCCTGACTTCAAGAATCAAATGGAGTTGGGAGCGAACTATTTGCTAGAGAAGGGGATTATGGTTTCCTATGTCGGTTGGAAGCGAGAAAAAAGGACATATTTGCAACAAGTAACCATCGAACAGATTGCCCAACAATCCCCTGATCTAGCGAACCTTATTATTGATGGAAATGACGACGAGACTTTGTTTGGCATGATCAAGCAAGCATTCCCCGACTTGTCGAACAAGCGGTCGAAGAAAGCAATCATGGACATGCGGAAGAAAGGTGTCGCCGACATTCCACTTCCTCGACAAACCGTTGATTGCCCAATCGTATATTCGTGTGCGCCAGACGGGGAAGTTGTATTCCCTCCGTATGTTTCCGATCCTCAACGCGCCCCATACATCTTCTGGCGGACGTTCTTGACGGCTCAGGAGCTTGAGAAGAAGGCCACAAACGAAGGATGGGACCGCAAGTGGGTTGATCACGCAATCTCCAATCTTCGCGGTAAAGACTCCATGTATCTTGATGGAGAAAAAGTTAAGACTGTCACTCGACTCCCAATTACGGACGATAATGACTTGGTGATGGTCGTTTATGGATACCAGCGTTTGATTGATGAAGAAGACGGTTCTGAAGGCATTTATTGCACGGTATTCCATCCACAAGCAGAAGGCTACGCAAAGCATGAGCTTCTTAATGGATACGATGACTATCCATTCGTTGTGACTCGTTTGGCGAATGATCAAAAGCGCATGTATGAGGTCCAGACGTTCTCTGACGTTCTCCGTGGCGCACAGATGCAAATCAAGACTGAACGTGATAGCCGGATTGACCGAGCATCGTTGGCTACGCTACCTCCATTGATGCACCCTGCTGGTCGTCCTCCATCCGATTGGGGGCCAGGTCGCCGTGTTCCATATCGTCGTCTTGGTGAAATTGCTTGGGGGCCAGTCCCTCCAATGGATCAAGGTTCGGTGGAAGCTGAGATGTCAATGCGAGCACAGGCTGATCGTGCTATTGGACTGGATCTGACCAATCCGCTTACTACTGCTCGTCAACAGTTCTACATTGGCAAGTTCTTGGATCATGTTCGCGACGTTCTAAACATGGCTTGGAAACTGTATCAACGCATGGGACCAGATGAGGTGTTCTTCCAAGTCACTGGGAATCCAAATCCGCAAGTTATGCAGAAGGGCAGTCCTGACGAGAACTTCAGCATTACTGTTTCGTTTGACTCATTGACGACCGATCCAGAAACTGCGGAAACCCAATTGAAGAACATGGTGTCGCTTGTCCAGCTTGATCGTAACGGCATTCTCGATGTCAACAAGCTCCTTGAATTTACTGCTTCGAGCATTAACCCGATCTTTGCGGACTATGTGCTTCAACCAGTCGAGGAAGCTCAACAGAAGGTGGCTAAGAACGTCACTGACGACCTTGCGAAAATCTTTGCTGGCATCGAGGTTCCAGCGCAACCGAACGGCGCACAGATTGCAATGCAGATGGTTCAAGCCTACGTCCAACAGCCTGACGTCGCTCAACGCGCTCAGTCTGATGAGGCGTTTGGAGCGCGTCTTCAGAAATATATGGGGCAGTATCAATTCCAGCTGCAACAAGCCCAGAACGCCGAGGTTGGCCGTATTGGGACTAATCCAGCTCAAATGGGCGGTGTTACAACCCAAGGAATGCAACAATGAGCGAGAAGCGATTCAAAAAGGTCGTAATCAACCCAGAAACAGGTCGTAAAAAGACCGTGAAGTATGGACAGAAAGGTGCTACTATTTCACCCGGCTCGGCCAAGGGCGATTCCTATTGCGCTCGCAGTGCCAAGATCAAGGGCGACTGGAAGTCTGATCCAAACTCGCCAAACAACCTATCGAGGCGCAAATGGAAGTGCAGCGGAAGCAAATCAATGAAATAATCTCATGAAAAGCAAAGCAAATGGCTGCGGCCACAAGGAAGAAAAAGAATACGGCAAAGGTAAAAAAGGCAAAGGCTACGTCGAGATTGAAATCAAAATGAGTCGTGCGCCGAAGAAGAAAGCCAAACGCAAGTAGTCTATGAAAAAGCCTAGAACAAAAGCAGCTAAACAGGCTAAAGTGGCGAAAGTCATGGGTGAATACAAGGCTGGAACGCTACACGCTGGCGTTAATCCTAAAGGCCCAAAGAAAGCTCCGCTAGCAAAGAGTCGGAAACAAGCAGTGGCAATTGCAATGTCCGAAGCAGGAATTAAGAAACGCAAGTAATACATATGACACCACTACCGAAGCCAACAATTCAGCAAGCTGTCGAATCGCTTTCTGATCGTGATGAGTTCAAAGCAATCGTTCAATTTGTTCGTGACGAGCGTGAACGGTTCTTTGCTGATCTACGTCAATGCACCGAAACTAACGAAGTAATGAAGATCGCGGGCAGCGTGGCTACATTGGATGAGTTGCTATCATTGCTGTCCCACCAAAACGCTTGACACGAAAGTAACACCATGTCTTAGTCAGCACGTCTCCGGCAATTGGTGTGCTGTGTCTTAGAGGTCGAAGGGTTTTTTGGTTTTCCCTTCGGCCTCTTTTTTGTGTCGATTTTCATACATTACTAAATTGCTTGACATAGTAATGATTATAGTGTTGATTCCTCACGAACACGCATCGCCGAGCGTAAATGGCGTTTTAAATAAACATTATGAGTAATCCAGAAGCTACCGCCGAAGCTATTGAATCGGTGTCTAATTTGTCATTTGAAGAGCTTGTAGCTCAACGCATGGCCCGACAAACCTCTCCCGAGGAAGAACCAGAAGAAGAATCCGAAGATTCCGAACAAGTTGACGAAGATCCTGCCAGTCTAGACGACGAGGAGATCCAAGAGTCAGATGAGGAGTCCGAAGAAGAATCTGAAGAGGAAGCCGAAGAAGAGTCCGAAATTGACTTGCTGTCTCTTACGACTGAGCAAATTCAATCTTTAGCCAAAAAAGGTAAAAGCCGATTGCTTCAACGCATTGGTGAGCTGACTGCTCAAAAGAAAGCCTTGGAGGAAAAGATTCAATCACAACCTCAGCCGCAAGCCAAAGTTGTTCATCAAGACGAGAATCCATTCCGAGAAGTTTCATCGTTTGATGAGCTTAAAGGAAAGTATGACGAACTTGAACGGACGCTTGAAACAACTGATGAAATCCTAGAGGAACATGAAGATTATGGTCCTGACGATATTATCACTGTTGGCGACAAGGAGTTCAGCAAAAAGCAAATTCGGAAAGCAAACCGAAATGCTCGCGAAGCACTGACAAAATACATTCCCGCCCAACAACAGCATCTTATTAAGATTGCTCAGTATGAGGAAATGTCCAAGCAGTATTCAGAAGCAGCTAAGAGTGAAGTTCCAGATATTCAGGATGAAAGTTCTGAAATTGGAAAGAACTACAAAGCACTGGTGTCGGACCCATTGATTGAGCGGATTAAATCCCAAGTTCCTGAAATCGGATTTCGAATTGAATATATCTTGGCTCATGCCGCTCGTTCTCTTTATGGGAATAAGAAGATC